TAACTTCTCTTCTGATGTACTCTGCAGAAGATGGTTTGATCAATCTGCTTTCGAGATCTAGTACTTCAGCATTAACACCGTAGAGGACCTTGAATAGAATTCTGATCGATTCTGCAATACCTTTAGACTGATAGAAGTTTCTTGCATGTTTGACGAAGTTTCCTACATTAAGATCAGAAACGAAGTCATACTCTTCCAGTCCTGGAGTAAAAGTTCTCTTTAATTTTTTATAGAACTCCTGCAAGAAAAGAACACTTAAGTTCTTTACAACTGCACTTTGTGTGTGATCTGCTGCAGAAGATTGAGAGAAAATAATATTCTGCTTATTTACATTACTGAATACGCTAGAGATACCAACATCATATCCAGTAATACCACTAAATCCACGGACACAACCTGTAAATGTAGTGTCAGTGATTCCAGTATAGGTAATAATCTCATCATTGATTTGGATGAGACCGTACTCCTCTGGAAATCCTTTTGTTGAGGTAACGCTAATAGTTGTATCAGAACTTGATATGGGGGAAGTAAGAGATACCTGTCCTACAACAACCTCTGGAATGAGATTATCTAACTTAATATAGCGATCTAGATTATCAACAAGATCTACATTACCACCCTGATGCTCCAAAGACAGATAGTACTGTCTAAAGAATTCAACAGCTTTTGGAAAATCTGCAACTAAAAATTCTGGAAGTTGGCTCTCAATAATTTTATTGAGTTGCACTCTCTTCTCAAAATGCGACATATTTTATTTCCTCTCTAGAGCTCCGTTTGAATAACTTGAAGTATAGTAATCTCTTGTGAAAGACACGCCAGAAATATCTTCACCAGATGCAATTACATCTTTAACCATATTTATTGAACTATTGGGAACGCTGAACGTCAAATATAGATCCTTAAGACCTATAACATCATTTGATTCTGGGTATGCTTGAATCTCAATAATGTTGTTTGGTCTTTGAGTACTTGTGATATTAAGTGTGTTGAGTATGATCTCACCTTTAACATAATCAACGGTTCCTGCCTCCTTAGCAACGACAACTCTATTTCCATTAGAATCTAGTTTAACCAATGAAAGAATTCCCTTTTCAGCACTTACAGTTCCTGGTCTGGAAAGGAATACCTGTGACGCTGCAGTAGCATTTGATACTCTATTTCCACCTGCTGTAATTTCTGGTGCGTCTGTAAGGTATACGGTTGATGATTCTCCAGCAATTGTGAATCCTGTAGATTTAATGTTGTACCCGTTGACATTTACATGGAACTTATTACCAAAACAAAGTTCGTATTGTGCAAACTGATTCAACAATGCCTTCATATCTCTTCTAATTTTCACCTTTGTGATATTAGAAGTAATTGCAGAGTCAACTCTATCAATAAGTTGTAAGACTTTACTGTATTTGAATCTTCCACCAAAGCGGTTCATGTCAACATCTTGAGAATATTTGGTAAGAGAATCAATAACGTTGGTTCTCAGATCATCAACATTTGTAACTTGGGCATTGTTGTAGTAAATGAAGGAGTCAATTTCAACATAAAGAACCTTAAGGTCGATAATTTTCTGGTTGATTCCAGCAATTGAGTACTGTTTGATCTTGTTTAAAATATTTTGCTTATCAAAATCAGAAACATATGTACCATTTTTTGGTTTGATACTGATTTGTACCGTACCAAACTGTGGTGGGGACAATTCTTCTCCACCAACTACTGCAACTGATTCTGTATTTGGATAAATTGAAGCAATGATTGCCTCATAATCCCTCGCTGTAACCGCTCTGTATTGCGCTGAGTAGAGTCTTGGAGCGAAATACTTGATAGAGGACACATTCTCAATTTCACCGCCATTCATTGCCTTCTGAATGGTCGTTACGGGAACTGACGCAGTAGGAATAACGCGAACATTTGACTGATCGAGGAAATTTCCTTGGAAATCAAAGACCGAAGGTCCATTTCCAGCGTCACCATCAGTAATAATGTATCTTACTGTGATAACAGCATTATTTTCTAACTCTTTACCGAAGTATCCGTCACCAAACAGAAGTTCATAACGCTCATCTTGAACTTCTTGTATTAAAAAGACTTCAGAATTTTTGTCAATGTTTAAAATATTGTCAATCTTACTATATTCTCTTCCTAAACCGGTATCATTGATACCTTTGACGTATACAGTAATAGTTGAGGTGTCAATATTTGGATTATCAAGAACAAATCTCTGATCAATTGACGTATCAACTAAAAATTGCCTTGAAAGTAGAGATCCTTGATAGATTTGAATTGGTGCTGCTGCTGATCCAAACTGTGCCACACCATTTACTACTGCGGCAGTGACATCTTCTGGAATTGAGAAGCGATATGAAGTGTTATCTTGCCTTCCAATGCACACCAGACCTGCTTGGAGGGTGATAAAACCACTACTGGTAGTGGTAGGAACACTAAAAGTTACGTTTGCCTTAGAGGCGCTTCTAGAGCGTGGTATGTAACCTATGTTTCTTGCTAATGAAACCACATTTTCACGAACTGTTGCCCCATCCAAGAAGGATTCGTTGACAACCAGGTTCGCATTAAACGCATTAATGTAAGTATTATACGCAAGAGTATCGATCAGAACGGAAAAATTCGACCCTTCAAAGTCAAAATCCGTGAAATTTGAATTTGCACGGAGATAATCCTTGATTTGAGCCTTGATTTGATCGAAATCTAGGTTAGTAAACTGTGTAAAAGGCATTTTTTATCGCGTCGCCTCTAATATGAACGAAAATGCTTGGGTTGGTAAATCTAAACCTACAATATCGAAGTAAACATTTACGTCAAAACTATTATTATCGGGTTGTGGATTGACTTTGACGAGTAAATTTTCGACTCTATCCTCATAAAATTGAATAGTTTCCCGTATTTGCTCTTCAATAACACGACTTGAGGCAATATCCACGAAATCAAAGAGACTTCTACGAATATCAGACCCCAAGTCTGAGTTAAAAAATCGTTCTGTAGGAATGGTTTCAACCAAATTACGCACAGATCTAATGATTGCACGCTCATTAATCAAGACAGGAAGGTCCTTTGTCACAGGATGTGGGTCAAATGCAAAACTAATATCCTTAAATGCTCTTGAAACCCTTCTGGTTGCCATTGAATAGGTAGATTTTTCTGAATTTATTTATAGTACCTACTCAGAAATCTTCCCATAATAGGGTTCTGTACCATAATCCCAGTCATCATAGTCCTCGTCATTGCGAATTCTTTCATGAAGTTCATTCTGAGTCCTAAAATCATGTTTTTTAGGTGTCAAATCGTCATTTGCAATCTCACGAAGCATCTTTTGGTGCTGATGATTACCTAAATTGTCCAAAAAATCATGTTGTGCAGTCATTTTTTCGTCCTTATAGTAGTCTGTGACGAGTTTAGTGGTTCCCCACATCTCATACATGTAGTCAGAATTTCTATCGACAGGTGAATTGCCCATTTGAGTTCCTGATTTACAGCGAAATCAGAACTTTTAGAGGGGTTGCTATCCCTTATCTCTATTTATTCTACCTCAAACACCCTTCAAACGGGTGCCTTGGACTAATCTTTCTCTATCAGCAAAGGTCATACCACGTGTGCTAGGTGCTGTAGAGAGTGCCTGACGTGCTGTAGCGTCTCTTTCAGTTCTTGCTTTATGAACTCTTTTACCTACAGGTGTTGCAAGTTTAGTCGCTGCCGTAACTGCCATTGCAGGAACTGCTAAAGGACCCATTCCAAGACCAGACATACCAATTTCGCCAATGTCTCTTACAGGACGAGGTAATTTTTGAATCACTTCGTCTGCTGCTGTCGCTGCTGTTATTCCTCTGACGGCTCTACCAAGACCAGTACGTCCAATAATCGTTCTGCCAATAGGAGTATTAGCGGCACGTCTTGCTGTGTTCAAAAAAACATTCTCATCCAACTGATATGCTTCTGAACAAAACTGATTAAAGGTCTTCATTATACCAATCTTTTTAGGTATTTATTAAAAAAGGGAGAGTCCGAAGACCCTCCCTCAACATATCAACCTTTACCTTGTCCCCGATAGGGTTTACGCGCTTTATTGCGAGAAGACGCGGCGTATTTCGTTCCACCCCCAGCTCCTTGACGAGATTTCTTAGGAGGTCCCGGAATATAAGAGCTCTTGTTCAGACCGACTTTTGCTTTTGCCATAATGTTTTAATCCTTTTGAATAATTTGAGTTTCAAGTTCCGAAGGGTTTGGAGAGCCCGTCTCATAAAACCTCTGAGACAGGTCCTCCATTGTATCGAAATATTCCTCCTCAGTCAAGTGTTCATAAAGAACTTTGTTGTGGTGGAGTATTGTATACAACTCTGCCATTGTATCAGATCACGCGAGTCTTTTCGTGTCCGACGCGAACGCGAGGATCACACCAAATCTCAAATCCTGCTGCAATTGCATCCAGACAGAATGATACATCCTCTCCACACATATCCTGTACTTCACCAGATTCAAAGACTTGCATCTTTGGAGCAAACCAAGGATACTTCATTTCACCATGTTCAAATACACCGTTCTTAATCAACAACCAACCAAATCCAGTGTAGTCAACAGTGAAAGGCTTCTTACGCTTAGTAATGCTATCACCAGTTTCATGATTCATGACTCCACCATTATTACGGAAGTCGTCTTCTTCTAACCAGTGTGCTACAGAAGTCGTATGCCCGTCTTCCGTCATATACCAACCTGCTGCGATATCTTTGTCCATCAAAATTAATTGATAGAATTTCTCAGTGTTAAACACAATATCACTATCAATCCACAACTGATAATCATATTTTAATTTGCCGTCCCATGGTTTTTGATCAGGTCCACGCAGTACGTTCGCTCCCAGACATTTACACCTTGCAAAATTAACCATGGATGAGTAATCCTGCGAGATCTGGATACTTGCTCCAGACTGTACAAGATCAAAACAGAGTTGTACAAAGTTCTTCAAAAATGTGTAAGAAACATTGCGTCCAGGTAGACAGAATACAATTGTCTTACCTTTGACCATTTCTCTAGCGAGTGCAAAGTCCCATTCTTCTGTTGCTTCTTTCTTCACAACGGGCGACGTTGCCTTTACTGTAAATCCTTTTGCCATAACTTAATCAAGTTTGAATTTGAATCGATTCATTCCGAATCATAACGCATTATCTATAAGAAGTCAATTGGTATCAATCTCTCTTGACTTCAGTAATTACGATACAGTCCCCCTCAACCTCCATATTGACCTCTGTGCCCTCGTACCACCCAAAATCATTGAGAATCCACTCAGGTATCGTAACATAATACTCACCAGTTACTGGATCGACCTCTACGGTTGTAAAATTTTCTCCGGGATTTTTTTGCATTTCGGGTATTCCAATTTCCATTTTTGTTTTATATAGAAAAGTTGAGAGTTATATAAAGAGCTGGCGAAAGCAAGACTTTATAGCTTACTGGGACCCATCGATTTTAGCCACACGCGCCGCCAGGGGCGGACGCGGGGCGCGGCGGCACTGCCTACCACGCACCCACTGCCCCCGTCAACCCACCGTTACAGTCAGTAATACAGACTGCGGATCACCTCATTAACCGCCAACCCGTCGATCGCAGGATCGTCCCAGCGGCAACCGTCAGGGGTCTCAGTGCTGCCACAATCGTAGAGCATTGCTACCAGGTCCTGATAGGTGCCACCGCTGCGGGCGGTTGCCTGCGCTTCGCTGTAGAGTCCCTCATCGTTCTGGATCCAGAGGGTGACGTTCCAGGTTTCCCAGTTTGCCCAACCGTTGAAAGTGGAGTCGGTC